TCACGAACCCGATCCCGCCCCCGCCGCCGGAACTGATGCGGCCGGCACCTCCCCTCAAGACGCTATCCGCGCCGTCATCGCCAACTACGGCACCTACCACGAGGTCGCCGAGCGACTGACCGGGCTGCAGCGGTACGTCAACGAGGTGTGCCTGAAGGGGGCATCGTGATTCGCGTCATCACCAGCTCGGCCATCAGGATCTCCGCCGAGAATGTTCGCCGGCTGGCGCTGGCGACGGGCAGGAAGGTGTGGCTGTACGAGGGCACCGATGGTGCCGACTTGCATGCCACGGCAGTGGAAGAGCCGCAGCGGCGGCTGATCGGCGTCTACACGGAGTCGGCGCCGACGATCTGGATCGAGAGCGACTTGGTGGCCCACTTGGTGGGTCAGAGACAGGGGGCGTGATGGACTGGAAGAGCAAGTTCGACAAGGCGGAGATCGAGGGCGACCTGAACGAGGCGCGCGGCGGCCTGAAGGAACTGTGGGCCGACAACGCGGTGTTCCGCGTGGCGGTCATCGTCGGCGCTGCGTTCGGCCTGATGGTGCTGCTGGTGCTTGCCGCGACATGATCGGATACTGGGCGCCGACGGGCTGGCGCTGCCCCAACTGCGGGGCGGGCATGGCGCCGTGGGCGCAGCGCTGCGGCTGCTCAGATCGCCCAGTGTGGCGCCCGTACCCGGCGCCGGACACGACTGGCGCGCCGCCGATCAAGGCTCCGGTCGAGATCACCTGCCGAAGCGATGCGCTGGCGCGTGTCGCAGACCATCTCGACAGGCTGGCGGGGCGCAAGCCGCTGCATCAAGCGCAGCCTGCAAGAACCGAGGGTGGCGCCGTGCTGCCAACATGGGGCGTGTGATGCCACAGTACCCCCCAAGTGCGGAAGATCCGCTGGGGCTGCAGCCTGACTGCCCGAGGTGCGGAAGCAAGGCGTCGCCCCTCCCGTTCCGCGGGATGAGCCGATGCGACAAGTGTGGGATCGATCTTCTGGAGGTGAGTTGGACGATGAGCGGCTACGCTGAGAGTGCAGGGCCGGCGATTCACGTCGCTGGCGCCGGCGGGAACATGGAGGTCGGGCAGGTCGACAGGTTCCGCGTCATCGAAGATCCGTGGGCGCACCGCAGCGCCGGGATGAAGTGCAGCACCTGCATGTGGTTCGCGCCCAAGGGCAAGCTGGCTGTGTCCGGCCCCAATGGGCAGGTCGGCCGCTGCCGCCGGCACGCGCCGACGATGAACGGCTTCCCGGCCGTCTTCGAGGCGGACTGGTGCGGCGACCACAAGCTGGACGAGACGAAGGCATGACGCCTGAACTGGCCAGCCGCAAGATGGCGGAGATCGAGGCGATGATCGACGCGCTCGAACCGCATGCCGCGATCAAGGAGGTGGCACAGGCACGCCAGTCGCTGAGAGCGGCGGCGTACTGGCTGCACCGTCTGCGAGAAGAAAAGGTGGGGGTGGCGTGATGGCCAAGGGCTATGACTGGGAACGGATCGAGGCGGACTACAGGACGGGGAAGTACACCACCCGTGAACTGTCGGCCCTGCACGGCCCGAACTACTCGGTCATCGCCAAGAGGGCCAAGAAGGAGGGGTGGCAGCAAGACCTGACCCCCCTGATCAGCCGCATGACCAAGGAGAAGCTGGTCGAGGCGGCTGTGGCAGAAGTGGTCACAGAACGCCACGAGATTGCCACAGAGCGGGCCGCCGTGGTGGCTGCCATCAACGTGGGGGTCATCGAGAGCCACCGGACGGGGCTGGGGAAGCTGAAGGGCGTGGTCGAGTCGCTGGCCGAGGAACTGGCCGGGGCGACGAAGGCGGCGCAGGCATTCGAGCCGGAGGAGATCATCTCGCTGGCCGAGGCCAAGGGGCTGCACCCGACCGAGGTGGGCAACCTGCTGCTGATGGCGCAGGTGGCGAGCCGGGCCGGGGTGGCTGACAAGCTGGCCGCGGCGTACGCCAAGCTGGTGCCGCTGGAGCGCAAGGCGCACGGGCTGGACGCCGACGGCGAGGGCGGCAGTGACTTCGACGAGTGGGCGAGGATCCACCTGCGAGGTGCTGATGCTTGACCCGCGGCGCGCGGAGGTGCTGAGCACGGCTGCGGCGGACTTCCCGTTCTACGCGGCCAAGTTCCTATCCATCCTCGACAAGGAGGGCAAGGAGCGGCCGTTCCTGCTGAACCGGGCGCAGCGCTACCTGCACGAGCGGCTGGAGCAGCAGATCGAGGAGACCGGCCGGGTGCGCGCGCTGGTGCTCAAGGGCCGGCAGCAGGGCGTGTCGACCTACGTGCAGGGCCGCTTCCGCTGGAAGCTGAAGCACCGCACCGGGGTCAAGGCGTACGTCATGGCCCACGAGCAGAAGGCGACGGACAACCTGTTCGCGATGGCCAAGCGCTACCACGACAGCGAGCCTGCGTGGGCCAAGCCGTCGACGGGCGCCTCGAACGTCAAGGAGTTGTTGTTCGCGGTCACCGACAGTCGGTACGAGGTGGCGACCGCGGGGACGAAGGAGGTCGGGCGATCGGGCACGGCGCAGTTCTTCCACGCCTCCGAGTACGCCTTCTGGCCGATGGCCGAGACCCACTGGGCCGGGATCGGGCAGACGGTGCCCGACATGGACGGCACCGAGGTGATCGTCGAGTCGACGGCGAACGGGGTCTCGAACGACTTCTACAAGCGCTGGAAGGTGGCGATCGCCGGCCGGGGCGACTTCATCCCGATCTTCATCCCGTGGTTCTGGCAGCCCGAGTACGCCCGGGAGGTGCCGAAGGACTGGGCGCGGACGCAGGAAGAGGATGACCTCGTCGCCCTGTACGAACTGAATGACGGGCAGCTTGCGTGGCGCCGGGCGAAGATCGAGAACGACTTCGCTGGCGACGTGACGAAGTTCGAGCAGGAGTACCCGAACAACTGGCAGGAAGCGTTCGTCGCCGAGAAGCGCGACACGTTCATCACCGGCCGGATGGTGCAGTGGGCGCGGTCGACGAAGCTGGATGGCAGCACCGGGCCGATGGTGGTTGGCGTCGACCCGGCGCGCTACGGCGACGACAGGACGGCCATCGTGGTGCGGCAGGGGCGCAAGGTGCGCGCCGCCCGGACGTACGAGAAGAAGTCGACGATGGAGGTGGCCGGCATCATCGTGCGCTTCATCGAGGCGCAGAAGCCAGACGCGGTCTTCATCGACGTGATCGGGATCGGGGCCGGCGTGTACGACCGGCTGGAGGAACTGGGCTACGCCGGGGATCGCTCGGCGAAGTCGGTGGTGATCCCGGTGAACGTCGGCGAGGGCGCGGCCGATGGCGAGCGCTACTCGAACAAGCGGGCCGAGGTCTGGGGCGAGATGAAGAAGTGGCTTGAGGCCAAGCCCGTGAGCCTGCCCGACTCGGACGAGTGGCTGGCCGACCTGACGGCGCCGGGCTACACGTACGACAGCAGCGGCCGGCTGAAGATCGAGAGCAAGGAGGCGATGCGCAAGCGCGGCGAGAAGTCGCCAGACCTTGGCGATGCGCTGGCGCTGACGTTCGCCGAGCCGGTGCGGGTGCGCGAACCCGAGAGCAGCTTCCCGCTTGAACCGACGCCGCTGTACGAGGAACTGGAGACCTACTGATGAACGACGAGCAGATGATGGAAGTCGAGCAGGCCGAGGCGCCCGAGGTCGGCGGCTTCGATCTGGAGCAGTTCCTCGCCACGGCATCACCGCAGGACATCGAGCAGCTTCGCGAGATCGCCGCGCAGGAAGAGGAGCGCATGCTCGACTCTGTCGGCAAGTTCGGCGAGGTGGTCTCGAAGATGGTCGACGAGGCGGTCGAGGCGCGCCGGTCGAGTGGCATCGAAGCCCGGTGGCTCGAAGACCTGCGGCAGTACTACGGCGGCGACTGGTCGCAGATCTCGGCGGCAGGCGTGGTGCAGGCCAGCATCAACGCCGAGGAGAAGCGCGCGCAGGAGCCGGTCGGCGGCAAGCAGCGGCAGGCCAAGTCCCGCATTCAGGTCAACGTCACCCGCCCGAAGACGAACTCGGCGATCAGCCGGCTCAGCGACATGCTGCTGCCGACCGACGATCGCAACTGGGGGCTGAAGCCGACACCCAATCCCGATCTGGCTGACGACGCCACGGACACCGAGACGATCATGACCCAGCAGGGTCAGGTCATGCAGAACCCGGACGGCAGCCCGGTGACGAAGGCGCAGGCGGCGCAGGGCGTGCTGGGCAAGGCCCGGAAGAAGTGCGACGCGATGGCGCGCGAGATCGACGATCAACTGGTCGAGTGCAACTACAACGCCGAGTTCCGCAAGGGGCTGTGGGACATTGGCGTGCTGGGCACGATGATCCTGCGCGGCCCGACGCCGCGGACGATCAAGAAGCGCAAGTGGGCGCGCGACCCGCTGAAGGGCAAGTGGCAACTGCAGATCGACGAGGCCGACGTGCCGGCGTCCGAGCGCGTCAGCCCGTGGAACTTCTACCCCGACCCGGCATGCGGCGGCGACATCCGGCGCTCGCGCTACGTGGTCGAGCGCAAGGAGTTCAACGCCAAGACGCTGCGCGACCTGCGCGGGCAGACGAACTACATCGACTCGCAGATCGGCATGTGCCTGCAGGAGGCGCCGCAGTCGCACAAGGACGGCTACCAGCAGCGCAACAACCGCTTCATCAGCGGCGAGTACGAGTACCGGCCCGACGCGATCTACGAGGTCTGGGTGGTGCACGGCGAGTTCGAGAAGGGCAAGCTGGCTGACGCCGGCGTGGCGGGCTGCGAGTGCAAGGACGATGACGACAGGCTGAGCGCCGTCTCGGGCAGCGTGTTCCTGTGCAACGGCCGGGTGATCAAGGCCGCGCTGAACCCGCTGGACTCGGGCGAGATCCCGTACGACGTGGCCGTCTACGAGAAGGTCGAGGGTCAGGTCTTCGGCGTCGGCGTCCCGTTCATCCTGCGCAACCCGAGCCGGGTGGTGATCGCCGGCTGGCGCATGGTCATGGACAACAGCGCCCTGTCCGGCGGCATTCAGGTCATCGTCAACAAGAAGCTGGTGGAGCCGGCCGACGGATCGTGGTCG